CGGAACGACAACTCAAGTTAGATACAGCGTATCTTGATAAGAGGTGTAGTTCTGAGGGTCTAGAATTTCTAACAACTACTCTGCCGAAGCTCGGTAAGTGGTTCGACAATTTTCTAGACCAGGGGGTATTCTCTCCTCGTCCCGACGGTTTCAAGCCGTATGATGGGAAGGGGCTGCCTCGCTTTCTAGGCTCTTTTTGGATTCATTTCCAAGTCGAGGACCCTGCTCCACAGCTCGTAAGAGCTATTCGCACGTTCTTGTTTTGTTTTTACAAATTGGAGTTACCTTTTTCTGATGAACAACGATCTACGACTCTGGAAAGATTCGTTAAAATCGATGCTGATCTCAAAGATTTCTCTATTTGTTACGAGAACGCTCATGAAATGGATAAAACTCTAATTCATGAGATGCGCCGTGTTTGTCATGAGACTATTGCTGGTTTTTCGCCTAACAGCGATGACCTTCAATCTCATGTTCCACTCTCGTGGAAACCCAAACACGGACCTGGAGCAGTAGCCACCGGTGAACGTGATGAACAGAAGTGGGAATTCACCCATCTCTACGAATCCGTCCACAGATCTTTCCCGTATTACGAATATGTTTACGGTATGAGATCTAACGGTCGTGCTTTACAACTCGCTTCTACTGCTAGTCAGTATAAGAACATGGTACGTACTCCTGAGCCAATGGCTAAGGTCGTATTAGTCCCAAAAGACTCTAGAGGACCACGGATTATTTCGTGTGAACCCCTGGAAGTCCAGTTCTTACAGCAAATGATTGCGGGACCCTTAGTTAAACACTTAGAGACCCGTTCTTCAGCTGCTGGTCACATTAACTTTACAGATCAACGGGTGAACGGTAGACTCGCTTTGGCAAGTAGCCTCAGCAAGTCTCATGCCACCTTAGATTTAAGTGAAGCTAGTGATCGAGTTAGTTTCTCGTTGGTTAAGTACCTGTTTCTTGGAGCGTCCGATTCCTCGGATAGCTTTTGGAAACGAGTATTCGACCTACGAAGCACGTCAACTATTCTACCTGACGGTAGAATTGTTCAATTGAATAAGTTTGCTCCCATGGGTTCAGCGCTTTGCTTTCCCGTGGAGAGTATTATATTTTACTCAATTGCAGTTGCAGCCGTAAGCATAGCTTGCGGTAACCGTTCGTTGGCGCGTCGTGCAGTATATGTGTACGGAGACGACATAGTCGTTGAAACCGCATACTACTGGCATGTAGTGTCTGCTCTAGAACTGGTTGGCCTCAAAGTCAACACGCTAAAGAGCTTTCACGGAGGAAATTTTCGAGAATCCTGCGGTGTGGATGCCTTTAATGGGGCAATCGTAACACCACAGAGAATCCGAAAGTTACCAGGCACGCACCTCCGCCATGGATCTTCCCTTGCTGCTTGGTGTGCATACGCCTCTGGCTTTCACCAGATTGGTATGCATAACTCAGCAGCTTACTGTCATAAAGCAGTTGAGTCTGTTCCAGGAGTGAAATTCATTCCTTATACAGATACTCCTCGTGGTTTTATGTCAGTCGTTTACCCTCCACTTGCCACGCCTTATAACGGGTATGGTAAGCTACGGTATTGCGGGGAAACCTTCGTCTGTCAGGCAAACTTGTGGGTACTACGCGATAAGCGTCGTCCTACAACCTTGACAGATTGGGGGCGTTTGGCTAAGGGAGTTATCTCCCCCGATCCAAACTATCCAGGTGAAGTAGTGGTTAAGAACGCCACTCAAATGTCGCGCAAGTGGGTACCAGTTTCTGGTACTACATTTGCGGACTGGGTTCTTGTGGGGGGGTAACACCCACCACCCAG